CATTAGGTCTTGTAGGTGAAGGTCGTTACAATGAGGCAGTTGTTCCTCTTCCCGATGGTCGTTCTATTCCAGTGGAAATGGGCGGTGCAGCGGGGCCTCAAATTAACAGTAGCATCGTGGTAAATGTTAGCTCTGATGGTCAATCATCTTCTAAAGGAGGAGGTTCCGACTCCGCAGGTCTTGGTCGCAAGTTGGAGGGAGCCGTGAAACAAGTGATTGTTGACGAACTGCGTCCTGGCGGTCTTCTAGGGAGGCGCTAAGTAATGACACAACCAACTTTTGCTCTTGCTTGTAAATATGGGCTCACCGTACGTCGTGGTAATCGCACGCTAAAAGCACAGTTTGGCGATGGTTACGAGCAAGTAAGTCCCGATGGGGTGAATAGTGACATTAGGGAATATACCATTGAGACTGCCCCTATTTCTGACGCAGCCGCAATTGCATTAGATGAACAACTTTCAGCCTTGCGTGGAGACTTTTTCTATAGTCAATTCTTCATGGATAATGCATTGTTTAAATATCGCCTAGCACCAAATGCTTGGCAATGGCAAGTAGTTGGTCCAGATAGCAATATCTTTAACTTTACAGCGAGGAGGATTTATGACGCTAGAAGCTGACGTTCAACAGGGTTGGCATGATGCTATTGTTGAAATGTTTGACGTGGATTTATCTGGCCTTACAAATGACCCTGCCGATATTTTTTACTTTACAAATCAACTAAAAGAAGATGGCACAAAAGTAGAATGGAAGGGGAATGTTTATGAGCCATTGCCTATTATTTCGGCAGGTTATGACAAAAATACTAATGGGCAAATTGCTCAACCATCTTTAACAGTGGCAAATGTGCTTGGCACTTTTACGCAAGTGGTAGCATCATACGATGATTTAGTAGGAGCGAAAATCACAAGACGCCGCACCTTGCAAAAATACCTAGACGGCAGCCCGCAGGCTGATACTTTGCAAGAATTTCCCGTTGATATTTTTTATATTGAGCGCAAAACGCAAGAAACTGCGTTAACCATCACATGGCAACTTAGTAATGTTCTTGATCTTGAAGGAGTAAAACTTCCTCGTCGTGTCATTACACAAAATCTTTGTTTGTGGCGATATCGCAGCAGTGAATGCAGTTACACAGGCGCCCCAGTCTTTAATTCTCGTGATCAAGTGATTAGTACGGCAGGGCAGACAGCTCAAGGAATTGCTGTTATCAATGCATGGTACTTGAGAGAACAGCGCAAGGCACAACTGCAAGCGTCTCGCCAAGCGTACAACCAAGCGCTTGGTAATCAGCAAGCTAAATGCTCTGGTTTTTCCTTATTAGAAACAAAATACAGTAGATTGTTTCCCTCTAGTTATGTATTAAGGGCTCCAGACGGCCCTTTTAGTAGCGGTGGTGCCACCAGATACGCGGCTGTCTTTAATAATGTCGCTGTACCCATTGGAACAATATACAGACAGGGTCGTCAAAGAGAGGAAGCCTTTGTTGGGTTTTCGGGTCCATCTTATTACTACGAGATAGAGCGATGGGGAGCCGACCCTGGAGGATGTGCAGCCGCTGGAGTTACGGTTTCTAATGCGTTAGCGGCTATTACAACTGCGCAAAACAACCTCAATAGCGCAGAGGCAGCGTTGACGGCGGCGACTGCAGCGCTGCCTAGTGATGACCCTCTCAGGCTTTCAGACGTATGCGGCAAACGTGTCTCTAGTTGCGCTTTGCGTTTCCCTGCACAATCGCTACCATTTGGAGGCTTCCCTGGTGCTAATTTAACGAGAGGCTGATGTTTAAAGACTTACGAGCTGAAATGAGAGCGCACGCATTGACGGCGCCAGAAGAGGAAGTTTGTGGTCTTATTGCAGGAGGCAAATACATTCCTTGCAAAAACCTTCATTCTTTCCCATCGTCTAATTTTGCAATTGACGCCAAGGCATATGCAAAGGCAGAAAAAAAAGGAGAGATAGAGGGCATTTTTCATTCGCATCCTGGTTTTATAGGCGGATTTAGCCGTCACGACATTGAAGCATGCAAAACTAGCAATTTGCCATGGTTAGTGCTGGCTGTAGGCTTGAACGAATGGCATGAAATGTCACCCTATGGAGATGCCCCTTACATTGGTAGACCATGGCTTTATGGTATGTACGATTGCTATGGCGTATTTAGAGATTTTTATAAAAACGAATTCGGCATAGCGCTAGATGATTTTAATAGAGGACAAGAGTTTGAATGGAGCAGTCCAGAATGGCGCATGTTTGAAAAGAATGTAACTGACCAGGGCTTTGTCGAGATTGGTAAGCTAGAGAAGAAAGGCGATATGATTTTGATGCAACTTCAGTGTGATTTCGTCAATCACATCGGAGTATTGGCACGGCCTAATGAAAACGTGTTCTATCATCATCTTCTAGATAGACTGTCAGAAGAGAATGTCTATGGGGGTTATTGGGAGAAATGCACCAAACGCCTAATGCGACATAAGGAGCTGTTCTAATGCAAATAGTAGAAATCAAGCTTTTAGGAGAACTAGGCCGTAAGTTTGGGCGAAAGCATTGTTTCATGGCGCATTCTGCGAGGGATGTTTTTTCTGCACTATCCAACCAATTGGAAGGTTTTAAAGAGTATTTGTGTGCTGCTCACGAAACAGGCATTGGTTTTAAGCTTATAGACGATGATGTCGATGGGATGGATTACGAGAATGTACTAATGGGCTGCAGGCGATTAATTATTGCCCCCATTGTTTCTGGAGGAGGATCTACCGGTAGGATTTTAATTGGAGTGGCCCTTGTTGCATTGGCTTTTGTCAGCTTCGGTAGCAGCACGATTTTCGCTGGCTTTCTAGGAGCACAAGCCGCAGCAGCAGCAGGGGTTTCAGCAGGATTTTCTCTTGGCAGTGGATTGTTATTTTCACTAGGAACCTCTCTTGTACTTACTGGTGTTTCTTCGCTTCTCTCTCCCACACCTGACCTTTCTAAATCTAAAGAGGCAGATCGTGTTGATAGCTTCCTTTTTGATCGCAGCACGGCTCTTACGGTTCAAGGACAGCCAGTGCCTCTGCTCTATGGCAAATTCCTTGCTGTTTCTCCATTAGTCATCTCTTCCGCTATCACCACTCAACAGGTGCCAATCTGATGGGAGAGAGTCTTTACGAAAAGGAAGGCGGTTGGGAAATTGTCATTAGCGGCGCTGGCGGAGGCGGCGGAGGCAAAGGCGGCGGCGGCGGCAAAAAGGGAGGAGGTCGCGAGCCTGAAGAAGATCCAGAATCTCTCCGAAGTCGCTCGGAAGCTACAGTTGTCGGATTGATCTCCGAAGGAGAAGTGTTTGGTTTTGAACCTGGAGTAGATCCTCTCACTAAAATTTTTCTTGATAATACGCCAATTAAAAACTTTGATGGCAGCTTTAATTATGGAGTGTCTACGTTTTTTACTGGCAGCTCTTCGTCAGCCAACGGCAAGGGTAATTTACAGCCTGCTATCGCTCAAAGCATTCCAGGCTTGCAACGTGGCACGATTACTGGGCAAGTCAATTCGTTGGTGGTCGATTATCGCGTGGGCACACAAAATCAAGACCCCATGCCAGGTTTTGACGATGTCAGAGCAGAGCAGAGCGTGGGCCTGCGACTAGCACGAGCAAGCGGCCCCATCTCTCGCACAACGCTTGCAAGTAATTTCAACCGCCTTCGCATTAGGGTTGGCATTGGTGCGTTGTTTTATATTGATAAAGAAACTGGCGATGTGAAAGGACGCACTGTTTCTTTTAATGTAAAAATTAGGCCAATTGGAGGTTCTGATTTTGTCAATCAAAATATTAACATTACAGGCAAATCACGAGGTCCGGTAGATTTTGAATATGAATTTGGCCTGACTGGCACAGGTCCGTGGGTGGTAACGGTAGAGCGTCTCACTGAAGACCCCACAACAACGTCTATTTCAGACGATTTATTCTTCAAAGGTATTGTTGGCATTATCAACAGATCATTTCGCTATCCAAATTCTTGCCTTATTGGTTTAAAAATTGGCGCTGAAAATTTTAGTGCGGTGCCGAGGATTGGAGCGGAATTGTATGGAGTAAAAGTAAAAATTCCCTCAAACTATAATCCCTTTACAAGGCAATATGTTGGCGTATGGAACGGCACATTTCAGACTAATTGGACTAACAATCCGGCATGGATTTTTTATGATCTACTGACTAATAGTCGCTATGGAGCAGGAGAATTTATTGATGCAAGTCAAGTAGATAGATATAGTCTCTATCCCATTGCTCAGTATTGTGACGAGCTAGTGCCAGATGGCAGAGGAGGTCTAGAGCCTCGAATGACTTTTAATGCCTACATCACTGACAGAGGCAATGCTTACGAAGTGTTGAACGCTCTTGCGGCTGCATTCAGAGGGCTCACTTATTTTGCTGAAGGCACCATTGTTGCTTTGCAAGACCGTCCTAAAAATGTCAGTAAAATCTTTTCCCCTGCCAATGTTATTCAAGAAGTGGATGACAACGGGGAAACAACGACGCCGCCTTTTCTTTACGAAGGTTCCGCGAGGAAAGCTCGTAAGACTGTAGCTTTAGTAAGCTGGAATGATCCCTCTGACAGTTACAAAGAAAAAGTTGAATACGTGGAGGACGTTGACGGCACTTCTCGTTACGGCATTCAAGAAGTGGAAGTGCGAGCAATGGGAACCACTTCTCAAGGACAAGCTCAACGTGTTGGGCGGTGGATATTACTGACCAATCAGCTTGAAACTTCTACAATCACTTTTAAAGTAGCCACTGAAGGTAACTTTATCTTACCCGGTGAAATCATTGGAGTGGCAGATCCTGCTAAACAAGGGAAGCGCTTTGGCGGGCGTATTTTAGGAGCCACTGTTTCTTCTGTTGACATTGATTCGCCTTTTGAAATTCTTTCAGGCAAGTCTTACTCGCTGTCTGTAATGCTTGAAGATGGTTCTGTTCAGGCTCGTACTGTCACTAACGGTGCAGGAAGCTCTTCGACTATCACCATTTCTCCCCCATTGCCCTCTACCCCCATTACAGGAGCTGTGTGGGTGCTGCAAGAAGATGGAGAGGGTTATGAGTTGTATCGCGTGGGAGGCATTAACGAAGATTCAGGAGAAATGACCGTTTTTGCTACAGAATACAGCTTGACTAAATTTACTGAGGCGGATCAAGCTACTGCCTTAGGGCTGTCTCGCACTTCTATTGCGGGTCCGCAAGTGGTGCCAAAAGTGGCTAATGGCAGCATCATTCTGGAGGTAAACAAATAATGGCTTACAACGAAATCACTTGGAGATTCCCTCAGTATTCGCCATATTCAATCTTGAGCGCTGTTGTTCCTGGTGTGTGTTGGAAGCCTTTAGAAAACAATCCATTTATTCTTGCTTTTGATGTGGAGTATTCGGACGTAGTTGATGGGACATTTATTAGTCTTGGCACAACTTCTGTCAATTACATTCGTTTTCCATCAGACGTATACGTGACAAGCGCTTCTTATCGCTTGCGAATTGCTACAATTGGGATTAATGGAAGGCGCTCGCCGTTCTCTGTTAGCATCGTCGAATTAAGCAGCCCCCTTGTGTTTGATTTTACAGCAAGTCAGACTGTAAGATATAGCGATGGTACGGCTGTATCCAATCAACGTTTCCTTTTCTTAGTTCTCTGATATGGCCAATCTTTACGGACTAGATGCAGTAGGCAACGCTGCTTATGTAAAGGCCACAGGTGCTGGTGGTGATTCCGATCCTTACCTTGTTCATAACGATTCGTTTACAAACGAACTGAAGAGCGCTTTTGTTGCAGCTAGTGGCGATGCCGACGTTATTGCAGCCGTCAGTGGTTCTAAACTGCGCGTAATAGCCATGACAATCACCACGGATTCTGGGGGTACTGTCAAGCTTCAGAGTGGCGCAACTACTGACAAAACGCCTCCTTTTCATCTAGGAGTTAATAGTAACTTGACGCAGGCGGATTCATTAGGTATTTTTGACAGCATAGTTAGCGAGAAGATTAACGCAGTAGTAAGCGGTACTACTAATTACACTGTGATGCTTTCGTACAGAGAAGTCGTAGTATGAGTGCTTTTCTTCCTACCAATATTGTCCCTCAAATTGACTTGCAATTATTGCGCAGGGATTATTTTGATGGCTTTTCATTGCTTTTACAACAAAAGGATGGCACACCTTACGATTTAAACAATGTGCAAGTGTGTGCATCAGCTTGGAAACGTCAGGCTGATTCCTCTTATTCTTTGCTAACTAATTTCAATGTTGAAGAGCAAGAGCCTCTAACGGCTGGTCGCATTCGGCTATGGCTATCATCTACTCAAACGGCGTTGTTGTGGGACAACTATGACCAATCATCTACCGTTGGAGGGGCGTTTTTTCCTAGTGCTTATGCTAATAGCGCATCATTATTCCAATCCTCGTCTTTGTTTTGGGATGTGCGAATTGAAAAGGAAGAAGAGCTAACAGACTTAGTAAGCGTCAGCTCTGGCACTTTTATCTCACAAACCAACCACACGCTTGGTGCTACTGAGCGCGTCATCTTTAAAGACACGGATCAATCTTCAATTAATTACAACAACACTAGCGCTCGTATTTACTCTTCATTGTCGGGAATTACTTACGAGCCTCCTTATTCTTTTACCATCGCTTCTTTGTCAGGCATTACTAATGCCGCGATTGGCGGCTCCGTTAGTAGACTAAAACAAGACACAGTCGTTGGCGGCAATATTGTTGTTGGCACCACTTTGTCAAATTGTTTCCCTTAAATCATGGCTGATTTGCAAGAAGGCGTAAGTGTTGTAACAGTTGGACGGACTGCTCCGATTCCTCCTGGCCCGCAGCTTGCAAAAGATAGTCTGCCAGTAGTGATT